GGCAACATTTCTACTGGTGCAGCCAATGGACTGCCAGAGTACATAATGCAAACAGCCAGTAGCACACAACAAACAGGCATTAACATTGTGAGCCCATATGAGCCACAAAACATTCTGATTACCAACATAAACATGGTCACCAATCAGATCATGGATGGGGTGTTGATTGAACGTGCTCATGATTGTGCATTTACCAATGTTGGATTCCACGGTCCACTGACCACCACCACATTGACTGCGTCAACTGATGATATTGCGGCTGTTCGATGGGCCAGCACAACTACATTGGTGTGTAGTCATGTGACTTTTGAAAATTGCGTATTCAATGGCTTCACATATGGCACTAATACCGCCCAACAAATTGAAGGCATTACATTTAGCAATTGCAATTTTGATACTCTGTATCAAGGCGTGTATTTAGGTGGTGTAACTCCAGTGAATGGCGGACCCACTGGTGTACGATTGATTACCAACGTGTTTGATAACATCTATGTTGAAGGCATTGTAATAGAGGGTGTAAGTCTTAACACCACAACTAATAATGTGTTTTATGATGTAGGTAATCACTTCAATGGTGCCGCTTTGGCTGCCAGTACAATTATTGATATTGACACAGCCAATAACGTGTGCCTGGGTGACATGTTTGAACGAACCACAGCACAATCAGCCACTTATGCTAGAATCAAACTAAACAACACTGCCAGTATTGCCATGGAGAATGGCTATCGCTTGTTGCAAGGTTCATATGTCCGCGAATCAGGTATTACATTTACCTTGGCAGACAACATAAGTTCGGCCACACAAATATTCTCATTTGATGCTACCGCAGTTGCCGCTGTACAAATCGACTACACTATTACTCGTGGTACCTCTGTCAGAACTGGTGTTTATACTATTGTGAGAGGCACAGATGCATCAGGCACCAATCTCCAAGGCAGTGATTCTGGGGTACAAAATTCTGCTCCTGGAGTGACATTCTCTGTTACAGAAAGCACCAGCATTGTGGCTTGGAAATACGTCACAACCAGCACCGGCACCGACGGTGTCTTAAACTACTCAGTCACACGTTTAGCCTAATGTGGGCCCGCACCTTTGATGCCAGATTGGCCAGTTGGAATCAACTGCGTGTATCAGTTGCTACCATGCCAGTTGACCAATGTCTGCATGCTGTAAATGCCTGGTGGTTTGATACTCCTTGGCGTGCTTATCATTTGCACTGGGACGATCAACCCAGTTGGCCTGATCCTTGGCAATTATTAGATGACAATTTGTTCTGTGGGCTTGCAAGAGGGCTGGGAATGTTGTATACTATAGCTCTGCTGGATCGATCAGACATACAAGATGCTGAATTAATAGACACAGGTAGCGACAATTTAGTCCTAGTGGAACAAAAGAAATATATACTGAATTGGGACAGAGATCAATTGTTAAATATCAATCTAACACCGTTTAACCCACGGCACCGTCTCAGTCAAGAACAAATAAAAACACAGATAAAGTAGCGAAAAATGAAAAATATAATAGTTGTCAAGCGCAGTGGACAGCGCGAGCCATTAGCATTGGAAAAATGGCAAACACAAATTGCCAAAGTATGCTCAGGCATAGCAGATGTAAGTCAAAGCATGATAGAGATACGCACACAGTTGCACTTCTATGATGGTATTACTACTAAAGAAATTGATGGCATCACACTAAGAGCCATTGTGGATCTTATTGATGTGGAGCAAAATCCCGACGTTGGGCATACTAACTATCAACATGTGGCAGGCAAACAACGATTATCAATGCTACGCAAAGACGTATACGGTTCATACGATCCTCCCCACCTGTATGACATTGTGAAAACAAATGTGGCCACAGGCCTGTACACTCCTGAACTGTTAGAATGGTACTCAGAGGACGATTGGAACCGCATGCAAGGCATGATTGACCATGCCAAAGACGAACAGTATAGCTACGCTGCCATTGAGCAGTTGATTGAAAAATATCTGGTTAAAAATCGTTCAACAGGAAAAACATATGAAACTCCACAAGTTAGATACATGGTGGCCGCTGCTACAGTCTTCCATAAAGAAGAACCTAACACAGCCAGGATGCGATATATTAAAGAGTATTATAACGCAGCCAGTGATGGCCTGTTTACTCTTGCTACTCCTGTGCTTGCTGGTCTTGGGACTCCTACTAAACAGTTTAGTAGTTGCGTACTTATCCGCAGTGACGATGATTTGGATTCTATATTTGCTTCAGGTGAAATGATGGCCAAGTATGCCAGCAAACGTGCTGGCATCGGCCTGGAGATAGGACGTCTACGTCCATTGGGCTCACCCATCAGAGGTGGTGAGATCATGCACACAGGTATGATACCATTCTTGAAAAAGTGGTTTGGTGATTTACGTTCATGTTCACAAGGAGGTATTCGAAATGCAAGTGCCACTGTTTTTTATCCCATCTGGCATCATCAATTCGATGATCTTATTGTGCTCAAGAACAATCAAGGAACCGAAGAAACCCGTGTCCGACATATGGACTACGGGGTGGTGCTTTCTGCTTTTTTCTGGCGTAGATTTAAACACAAACAAAACATCACGTTTTTTGACCCTAACGAGGTACCGGATCTTTACGAGGCATTCTATCGGGACACTAAACTATTTGAAGATCTTTATGTCAAATATGAAGCTAGATCTGACCTCCGGAAGAAAACTATGTCTGCTGAAGAAGTATTCAAATCAGGCATACTCAAGGAGCGAACAGACACTGGTCGTATCTATCTAGTGTTCATTGACAATGTGATGAATCAAGGACCATTTGATCCTGAGTATCATGCCATTTATCAGAGTAACCTTTGCTGTGAAATTCTCTTACCAACTAAACCGTTTAAGCGCCTGGATGACGCTGATGGGCGAATCGCGCTCTGTACGCTTGGAAGTATTAACTGGGGTGCATTCCGGAATCCTGAAGACATGCGCAGAGCTTGTAGAATTCTGCAGAGATCCTTGTGTAATATCCTTGACTACCAAGACTTCCTCTCCATCCAATCAAAACTATCAAACGATGAGATTCAGCCGCTTGGTATCGGCATTACTAACCTTGCTTACTGGCATGCCAAGCGAGGACTGCAATACGGTGATAAGGACGCTCTGGCCGAAGTCAAATCTTGGATGGAACACCAAGCCTATTATCTCACAGAAGCAACAGTTGAACTTGCCAAAGAGCGTGGCCCTTGCAAAGATTCGAGTCGCACCTGGTATGGTCGTGGTGTATTTCCTTGGGAACGACGTGCTGCCGGGGTCAATGAACTCACGGACTTTTCACCCGAGCTAGACTGGGAACCCTTGCGTGAACAAATGAAAACACATGGCGTGCGCAATGCCACACTAATGGCCGTGGCACCTGTGGAATCAAGTTCAGTTGTAATCAACTCAACCAACGGCATTGAAATGCCCATGAGCTTGATCTCAGTTAAAGAATCCAAAGCAGGCAGTCTTACACAAGTTGTACCCGAATATCACAAGTTAAAGAACCGATATCAAATGATGTGGGCACAAAAAGACTGCATTGGCTATTTGAAAACTGCGTGTGTGTTGGCTGCTTACATTGATCAGTCAATCTCCACAAACACATTCTACAATCCAGCGCACTGGCCTGATCGCAAGGTACCTACCACACTGATTGCTCGCAACCTAATGCAAGCTCATCACTGGGGACTCAAGACATTCTACTACAGTCTTATCAACAAGGCCGGCAGTAAAATGGTCAAAGAAGATGCACCCGCGCCCATGCTTGAGATTGATTTTGATCTTGAAGAAGATTGCGAATCGTGTAAACTTTAAAGGAAAAACATGAAAAAATTACTAGTTATTTTAGTGGTGTTGGCTTTAGCAGCCTGCACAAAAACCACAACAGCACCCAGCGCCTCTGCTCCAGCATTTGTGTTGGACTACAGTGCAAGTTGCACATCAGGTGGTGCACCAACCATCAGTGGTAACTCTGTGACATTTGGTTCAGGCACTCAATGTCAAGCTGGCAGAATTGTTGCCACACAAAGCTACACCAATATCACTGAGTTTAGAGCCACTGTGGACCTAAGCAAATTGACAAACAACTATGTGAATGCCAGCATCTATATGGTATCAAATCCTGCACAACCAACTGTGCAACCCGTTGGCACTAACTACTGCGATGCTGGTGGTAACGGCAATCAATGGAACTGTAGAGAAATTGATTTCATGGAAACCAATGGCAACAAACTGTTTCAAACTACCTTGCACTTGGGCGATGGCGGCAGTTCAGCACCACAACAGTTTGAATACTCATATGCCAGCACCGCACTCAACAACAGTTGCTTTAACAGTGCAAACATGAAGAATGATCCTGCTAAAGGACTACATGATATCACTGGTATTGACATGAGCAAGCCATTTGACATGGTTGCAACTTTCACATACGACACACCCAAAATGGTTGTGACATATCAACAAGGATCTACAAGCGTTGTGGTGTATGATTCATCCACCGGCGGTGCCGAAGGCAGTGGTTCAGTTAACATGGCAGACTTGACTGCTTCCATGAAGAATGGCTACTGGCCTGTAATTTCATTCTGGCAAGGTTACAGCCCTACTGGCCCTGGTAGTGCGCCATGGTGGAATGGCAGTTGCCAATGGGGCGCATTGTGCAACAACACCAGTTCATACTGGAGCATCAGCAACATTCAAGTAACTACATCTGCTTCTGCAAAGAAATGAATAGTTTAGAAAAAGTCTGGGCACGAGCCACAGGCCACCTAATGGGGCACACAGACGATGACCGTCCTGATGTGCCCATTTTAACCTTACGAGAAGCTCGATTGGCCTTGTTCTTCAAGACCTTTTGGGTTATAATACATGTTGTGACCTGTGGGTTCATCATAGCAAATACAATAAGACACTGGAACAATTAAAATGTTAGAAACCTGTTGTGACATATTGGTAGATGCGTACAAACGCAATTGGATCACCAGTAGAGATGGCAACATCTCTATTCGTCATCACGACCGTGATCACTTTTATATCACACCATCGGGTGTGCGCAAGCAAACATTACAGCCAGATCAATTTAAAAAAATTCGACTGGTTGATCATGTTAATCCTGTTCCTCCATTTTTAACAAAATCCTGGGAAGAAGATTACTACACTGACATTAGTTCTAATCTCAAGCCCAGCGGCGAAATGCCTCTGCATTTTGGATTGCAAAAAGAAATGGGCCAACACTCAAACGATGTTAGAGTTGTTGTTCACGTGCATCCAACCTATTGTATTGCAGCCATGCATGCTGGCATTGATCTAAGTACTATTAGCAATGCGTTTCCAGAACTCAATCGCTATACCAAGGTAGCACCAAATGTAGGTGATGTAAAACCAATTAGCCAAGAACTTGCTGATCAGTGTCATTATCGGTTGGAATTAGATGACCGTGGTAATATTGCCTATGACATAGTGGGCATCAAAGGGCATGGTGTTGTGGCTATTGATACAACACCATGGCGTGCTTATGAGCATATTGAAAGATTAGAACACATTTGCAAGATAGTTCTTGCATCAGGAAAATATTAAAATGAGTCAAGCACAATACAACTTATCAACCAAAACAGACTATCTCAATCGCAAGATGTTCTTGGATCCAGCAGGACCTGTGACTATCCAACGTTTTGAAGAAGTCAAGTACAATAAACTGGCCAAGTACGAACAAGAAGCTCGCGGGTTCTTTTGGGTACCAGAAGAAATTTCATTAAGCAAGGATGCCAATGACTTTAAAGAAGCATCAGACACAGTCAAACATATTTTTACTGCAAACTTGTTGCGTCAAACAGCATTGGACAGTTTGCAAGGACGTGGTCCAGCACAGGTGTTTACTCCTGTGGTGAGCATACCTGAACTAGAAGCCTTGATGTACAACTGGAGTTTCTTTGAAACCAACATTCATAGCCGCAGTTACAGCCACATTATTCGAAACATCTATAATGTTCCTAAGGATGTGTTCAACACCATTCACGACACCAAAGAGATTGTGGACATGGCGTCAAGCGTGGGCCGCTATTACGATCACCTGCACATGGTCAATTGCGAAAAAGAACTTGAAGTTCCAGTTAACGACTATAAACATGTCAAATCTATTTGGATGGCACTCAATGCCAGCTACGCATTGGAAGCATTCCGCTTCATGGTATCATTTGCCACCAGTTTGGCCATGGTAGAAAATCGTATCTTCATTGGCAATGGCAACATCATTCAGTTGATCCTGCAAGACGAAATCCTACATAAGGAATGGACTGCTTGGATGATCAATCAAGTGGTGAAGGAAGACCCTCGCTTTGCTCAAGCCAAAGCAGAGTGTGAAGCTGAAGTGTATCAACTGTACTTGGATGTTATCCGTGAAGAAAAAGAATGGGCTGACTACTTGTTCAACAAGGGTCCGGTAATTGGTCTCAACGCACAGATCCTAAAAGACTTTGTGGACTACACAGCAGCCAATGCGCTGAAAGAAATTGGCATCAAGTATCTAGAACCAGCACCACGGTCCACACCCATTCCATGGTTCAACAAGCACGTGGACACCAGCAAGAAACAAACTGCCCTGCAGGAAAATGAATCAACCAACTATGTTATTGGCGTCATGAGCGACGCCATTGACTACGACGAATTACCAAACTTATGATAGACGAATGGCATTACAAACGAGTCCAATGGCGAGAAACATTTGCATTGATCCCACGTCGTTGTGATCTCAGTGGTAGATGGATATGGGGCCGTCATGTTTGTGGCACTAGATTTATCACAGGACCCGGAGACCCAGTAGAGATTATAATCTGGAATCACCGTCACGAACACACCATTTATAGACTAAAAGGAAAACAAAAATGAAAGCAATTGTATGGTCAAAAGACCAATGTCCTTACTGCGACCAAGCCAAAGCCTTGCTCAAATCACGCAACATTGAATTTGAAGAACGCAACATCCAGCATGGGTGGACACGAGAACAACTATTAGAAGCAGTACCAAATGCTCGCACAGTACCACAGATCTTTTTAGATGATCAACTGGTAGGCGGGTTCACTGAACTCAGAACAAAACTAACAGAAAGCAAATAATGGAAATTGGAAAAGTATACACATTCAAACTGAACTCTGGCGAGGAAATGATTGCCAAGGTTATAGACGCTGGCGAAGGCTATGCCATGTTACAGGATCCTGTAAGCGTGGCGCCTGGCCCACAAGGCATGGGACTTGTGCCGTCAATGTTCACCGCAGATCCTGACAAAAATCCTCGGCTAAATATGAATTGTGTTGCTATCTCTGCATTGACAGATGAATCAGTTCGTATGAAATATATCGAAGCAACCACGGGCATCAAAGTGCCAGAAAAACGAATTTTAGTGGGATAAAATGCCAGCAGTACAACGAGTAGGTGATGCAGACGGCGCAGGGGGCGTGGCCAGTGGAGGCGTTGGTTCAGTGCGAGTTAACGGTCGAGCAGTGATTGTTGATGGCAACTCTGTAAGTGCCCATCCACCCTGCGGTCAGCGTCGAGCCCCGCCTATTCATTGTTCAGCTGTCACAGCTGGTGGGTCAGGCTCAGTCAGAGCTGGCGGCATTCCTATAGTTTACACCGGTGCCAGCGACACATGCGGACATGCTAGATCTGGTGGATCAGACAACGTTAGGGTGGCAGCATAATGGCACAAGGTATTTTAACCCCACTGCAAATAACAGCAGCCTCGGCCTTGTTGAATAACACTGGCATTGATCCACTGCCCACAGCATTAACCACTGCGATTGCATCATTTAATGCTGGTTCACCAATTCCAAATTTTCTCACAGCAGTGGCTAACTATACTGCCGCATCATTTGCTAACGCAACAACCTTGACATCATTGTTGACCATTGGCAATACAACCATTCCTGCATTAGGCGATAGTATTCCTGCTGCCTTTACCAATCTTACTCCTGTGTCCACTGTACCTGCAGGGTTTTCAGGACTGATCCAGCAAACCGGAAACAACTACTTGGGCAACAGTGATGTTGGCCGTTTTGCACAAGGCTTCATGGCTGTGCAAGGTTACATCAACTCAACCAATCAGTTTATTAATTCTGCTGTGAATGCACAAACCTATCTTGGTCCTACATTTACTAATATGGATGCTTTGACCACAAATAGTATTAGTGATGTGAATCCAGATTTTGATAACTTTGCCATAGACATAACCAATCAAGGTAATTTAACCAACTTGAATGATCTTCGCTTGTATGGCACGCCTGCGGGTCTTTTACGGCAATTGGCTGCAGAAGGCAACATGGTAGGTGGTGTGTTTAGTCCTGTACAAACACCATTGCTGGCTGCTGGCTTGTTGGCCAAAGAAATACAAACATTATTAGCTGGACCAGATACAGTTTCAGAAAACGAATATCTTCGATTGCAACGCCTGGCCTACCAAGGTATGGCCAATGTTACAGGCACAGAATTGCAACAGGTGTTAAGTATACTAGCAGTTACTACACCTGACATTAACAGCATGACTGACTTGTTAGATCAAACCAGGATATTCCCCTATAGTTATACCACATTACAAACTCCCACACCTGAAGGATCAGTTTTGGTATACGGAGCCGACGGCAGTGTGAACATGAATCTAGCTGATAACGTATCAGCATATCTAGCATCACCCAATGGGTGTGAAGATTTAGGCAAAGTGATTCCTCCAGCACAGGCAGTATCCAATAAAGCTGTGCAAGTGGCACTTGAACAAGTTACCAACATTACCAATGCTACATTACCTGCATTGGCTGCCACAATTAATGCTGCACCGCGAACACCGTGGAATATCAATGCATTTTATCTGGCCGACAATTTAGTAGCCGATGCTCCGGCAGTAAATGGATTGGCACAGTTAAGTCCAGCCACTGTGTTTTATCGTGCTCAACAAGACGTGCCTGCAGGTATAAACATCAATAACACTGATTATTGGTTGCCCACTACAATTGCTGGACTCAGTACCATGGCTGGATTGCCATTGATCCAGGCTCAGACCGCAGCCATTGATTCTTCTGTAGCATCATATTTTTCCAGTAACATGGCCACTGGCTCAGGACCTGATGGTACTATAACCACTTGTGATGTAATTGGTACTGCAATTGATCACGGTAACATTTCCGCACAACTGGCCATGGCCACTTCGGCCATGGCCAATATTGTGACCCTAGACGCCAGTAACATTGCCAACATTAATTCAGCCTACCTAGCCATAGCTGGTGCAGCCAATGCCACAGTGGTAGTTGCCAACATAACCAGAGCTAACGGCAACATCACTAACATTTACAACAACGCCAACACTCAAGTCGTGTCCAATGTCGCAACATTAAACACAGCATGGTCCGCCATTGCCAATGTGCTCAGCACAGAAAAAACATACCAAACATCCGCTGGCATTGATTACACCAATCTTCAGTCAGGTGAAAAGGTCAGCACAATGAGCTTTGTGCAACAGTTGCCCATTTATGGTACTCAAACCAGTTCATGTGGTCCTGCTTACTTTCTTGAACAAGTGGCCAATACCAGCATCATTGGTGGCCAAGCCATAGTGGGTGCCTTGCGCGAAGGACAAAACAATCAAGTTTTGAATGCGGCAGGATTAGGGGTCAACACCACCCCGGCGGCACGGTTAGCAGTGACTCCTGTGCCTGCTGTGACTCCTGTGTACTAAAGTATACATTTTTTCTGGTTGACCAATAAAGGCACTGTCCGCTATAATTAGGGCATGTGGACCAAAATACAACGCAAAATACTAGATTACTACTATCGTACTAATTTTACAGTAGTAGAACTCCTAGTGATTGTAGGGTTATTATTTTGGTTGACCAGAAAAGCCTATTTTGCTATAATTATGGCATAGTAAGCAACAAAGGAGCCACAATGAAACTGCTGATCACTACCCAAGTTTATGAAAACTACGGTGCCCATGATTGGGACGGTGTAGGTGAGTGCCCTGAGTACTGGAAAGCCAAGGGCGGTTCTGACTATGTGATCCGTGATTTTGATCCCTTGCGTTATGCACCTGGCGTGATTGTGGACTTGATTCGTCCCAAAGTTGAGTCAGACTCAGAGTACTTCCGTGAGCACATCATTGACTGGTCAGTGGAGGCTGATGACTACCTTACTGAGTTTGAACAAAGCCAACTGGACTACGAAGGCCAGATCCGTTTTCCTGCCAAAGAATTAGAATTGGCTTGACCAATAATTCCTAATCTGTTATAATTTAGGCATAGTAAGCAACAAAGGAGCCCGAAATGACCCAAATGTCCAAGATCCAGCAAGTCAACTCTGCAATCATGTTTGGTGAGTTCTCAAACACTGAGCTTGACAGCATCATCAGTGCAGTGCAATTTGCCAAGGCCAGCCTGCGTAAACACAATATCCGCCAATTTGCCAAAGGTGACACAGTGAAGTTTCACAGCACCAAACGTGGCATGACCATGTCAGGCACCGTGAGCAAGATTGCCATCAAGTATGTTACAGTAGCCACGCCCCAAGGCTTGTGGAAGGTGCCTGCTAACATGTTGGAGGCAGCATGAAGGTTTATTTTAACAAACGACTGATCGTGGTCGAAACCAATGTGGCGTGGGCATTGCCTTACTGGCAAGCTCGCCAAGCAATGAACCCCCGAGCAATAACATGGGTGATCGCATGACATTCAGACTGTGGTTGCAACAGCGGTGGTATGCTCACTGCCTTGAAATAGAAGAATGGACTGGTCGCATGCCACCCTATCCAATGTCAGAATATTTTGCCAAGTACAAATATTGGCTCAAACGCGAATACCGTCATCAACAAGGAGAAAACCATGGGTCTTGATATGTATGCTTATGTGGCCACCCGTGAAGGCCAGCAACGCGACTATTATGAAGGTGCCGAATGGAACGACGACGCCAAGGATTATGTAAACACAAAGGTAAACAAGCCGCGTGAGATTGCCTACTGGCGCAAGCATCCTAACCTGCATGGCTGGATGGAAACATTAGCCGAGCAAAAGAAGTTAAAATATGATTCGTTCAACGGCGTAGAAATGGAACTCACTGCTGAGGACTTGGATGCCCTTGAACGCGATGTTAAAAAACGTCAACTGCCTGTCACATCAGGATTCTTCTTTGGTGACAATTCAGATCAACACTACTACGACCATGACTTGGCGTTTGTCAAAGCCGCTAGAACAGAAATGTTCATGGGCTTGAAAGTGTTTTATAACTCATCCTGGTAAGGCGTTAAGTATATGAATGAAATCGATTACAGCTACTCAAGGTTTGACGCCATAATGGCCGCAGGATGGATCCGAGACCTAGAAAGCTCTGACAGCCGCATTCACAAAGAAAAAGTGATTGAAAAGGCTCTCATGGCTGCTCGGCTTGGCAGTGCCGATGCGCAGTGTTTTTTGTTCAATTGCTACCAAGCCTACAACCCGTTCTATGTGTTTGGCATCCGCCAGGTGCCTGAGACTGAGGGGCTGACTGGTTGTGCCAATCCTTGGACACAGTTTTGGGCCATGCTAGAAGCCCTGCGCACTAGATACATCACAGGTAATCGTGCTAGAGAAGCAGTTGAAAAAATGAGCCAGCAGTTTGACTCAGAAGAATGGAACAATCTAGCTCGCCGTGTGTTGATCAAAGATCTGCGGTGCGGCATTTCAGAAAAGACCATCAACAAGGTTGTGGGCAAGACCGAATACAAAATTCCTATATTCTCATGCCAACTGGCACAAGACTCAACAGACCATCCCAAGAAAATGAAAGGTATCAAACGCCTGGAGTGCAAGTTGGATGGGGTGCGTGTGCTGGCAGTGGTCAGTGGTGACAATGTCACACTGTACAGTCGCAATGGCAAAGAGTTTGAAAACTTTCCGCAGATTGCTGATGCCATTGAAGATGTTCGCAAGCATTTCCAATATGGGCGTGGCACAGGTGGGCATTATGTGTTGGATGGTGAGATTGTGGGTGAAAATTTCCAACAACTCATGCGGCAAGCACATCGCAAATCAAACGCTGAAACCACAGGCATGGTGTATCACATTTTTGATATCATTCCACTTGATGCCTTTCAAGAAGGACACTGGAATACAGGGCAGTACAAACGTCTGGAATGGCTAGAGTCAGCCCGCGCTGGATTGGAAGAGACTACGTGTCTGCGCATCATGCCAGGCTTGGATGTAAACCTGGACACAGCCGAAGGGCATGATATCATGCAACGCTATGCCGAAGCTGCCGTAGAAGGTGGCTTCGAAGGCATCATGATCAAGAGCCTGGACGCACCTTACCAATGTAAACGTTCGGATTCGTGGATGAAATGGAAACCCACTATCTCAGTTGATTTGAACATTGTGGGTTTTGAAGAAGGAACTGGTAGGAACGAAAACCGGTTGGGGCTATAATTTGTGAAGGAGAAGACAATGACCGTAGAATTCGTGTTAATGTTGGCAGTGGGTTTAGTGCTGCTCTTCGCGATGAGTATTGGGCCAGTAGGGATCAGTTACTTGGTCACTTGGTTGAAGTCCAAGCGGACGCAGTCACCCAAAACCAAGACGGAACCTACAGTCTCCGATTCCCCAGGTTCTTGAGATTCCGTGACTTTGAAGCAGGAGAAAAAGTATGAGTAAACGAATTGGTCCTATTACGCTTGACGGTGAAGCAGCCGATCGAATCACAGTGCTTTCACTCAAAGAACAAAGAGACTATCTCAAGAAAGAGTTAAGTGACTGGAAGAAAAATCCTAAAACGGATACCAATCCGGGCGGATACTGGTTGCACCCTGAAGATGTAGCAATCAACACTCGCATGGTCGAAGCATTGACTACAGTTATTAAGTATTACGGGGGATAAACATGAAAATTGGTCTAAGCTATAGCCGTTGCGTTCGCGACATTGTGGAAGGTCGTGTGGACATGAACGATGTATTGGTGCTGATCACTCGCACAGACTTTGATCCCAGAGATGACGAGCAGTGGGCAGGCATCTGGGATGGATACTGCTTCGGTGGCGGTAGCCGAGCAGAATGGAGTGCCTATGATTTCAACAGTAAAGAAGATGAAGATAAATTCCGCAGTGTCAGCATTGAACTTTGGGAAACTGGTCGACTACACCAACCACGCAAGTTCGGCGCACACCCAAGCCGTCGACTAGAATACTGGTTAGAAACAGTGTTACCTGATAGTGAACTTGAATCTCGTCCGGCAGTGAAAGATGCCTGGGACAAATTCCAAATGGTTGCTGGATTGACCAATGTCAAAATGGATCGAACTTATTCGTAATTTAACTTAGGAGATTCCCATGTGGAAACTTGTAATCCCTGCACTAGCAGTGGCTCTAACAGGATGTGGTGGTGGGGGAGCTGGAACTGGAACAACTTCTCAAGTGGTCGATGGCGTTGCTATTACTGCTGGATTTATTTCTACTCCTGCTACCTTTATTCCAAGCCTTGTTACTGGTAATTTTTCAACTGATGGTGCCAAGTACGTGATACTTAGCGGCTGGTATATTAGAAATACCACAGCACCACCAGTAAAAATATACCGCTTGTCCGATAGCACAGTCTCTGATGCCACAGTAGATATCCTCGGTGGCAATCATAGTATCTCAGTAAATTATCCTGTTGTGGCTGACTTTAATCGTGATGGTGTTGACGACATCTTCTTTGCTGGGTTTACTGATATACCTGGGACTTTAAATAATGCAAGTACAGCGTTTATCAGCCGTCCAGGACAAAGCCATCAACAAGTAAATGTTCCAGGTTCTACATGGAGCCATGGCAGTGTTGCAGCCGATGTAAACAATGATGGGTTTATTGACGTTATAAACAGTCAAGGTCATATATGGACCAATGATGGCACTGGCCAGTTTACATTTAACACTCGCAAAGACTGGCAACAAGGACATGCTGAGTATATTGCAGGCAGTGGAGTGTGTGCAGGAGATTTTGATCGTTCAGGAACCACACAAATTGTTGCAACTGACTTGTCTATGAATGGCACATTACCACTCCGAGACACTTATATTTTTAAACTGGATAACACACTTGCACCTACTCGGATGGCTATATTGCCCACACCTTGGTTTGACATTGGCAATACAACAGCAACAGAACTCAGTCACGATGTTAGTTGCACAGTGGGCGATTTGAATAACGATGGGTGGCAAGACATCATTGTGATAAGTGCCAAAGAAGGTGTTACCACTACTCCAGAAAGTCGTGTGCAAATTTATTTGAATCGCGGCAATTGGCAGTTTGATGATGTAACTAGTTCAGCAATGAGTGGATGGAGCACAGCGGTATTGAGCAGTTACACGCCGCTCTTGGTTGATTACAACAATGACGGTCGGTTGGATCTTTGGTTAATGGGGTGGGACAATTGGGGTCGTAATAGTAACCAACTCTGGACAAATTCAACTACCACATCTTTTGCTCAAACAAAACAAACAGATTTTGACCAATTATTGACTAATTTTCAAACAGTAACAGGTGCGCCATCTAATAGACTGGGCATTATGATTCCTGTAAAAGTAAATGGCACCTGGAACTTTGCGTATACCAGCGCAGTTGCCAACAAAGTTTATGTTGGTTATGCTCGAACACAATGGAGTTTGCAATGAAAAAGATTTACTACGAAAAAAAGGGACGCAGGTATGTGCCTGTGAGCGAGTACGACAGTGAGTACCTGGACAGTTTTTCCAAGGGCACACACATTGTGATGTGCTACCCAGGGGGACAAAGCCGCCGGTACAACATTGATCCCAACTACGCCGCGATGATTGCGGCCGGACGTGTGGCCGAAGATGCCATCTGTGATGCTCTTAGAAAATCCAGCGAAATGCGGCCACAAAGAACTCCCATTACTCCCGGACAAAAGAAAGCCTGGGAAAATCTGGCCAAAGAGCTTGGTGATGAATTGTGTCCGTTGACCTATGGTAGTACTAGAGATCATGCCGAAGCAGGTGTCAACGCCATGATTGCGGAAGCAGACAAACTCATGGCCCATCCTAGTGTGCGTGATGCATACGAGCAGTTTCAAACTGTGTGCAATTTAGTCAAACAAAAACAAAATACTTGACAATGGGGTCAAGTGTTGTTATAATTACTGTGCATGATCAAAGAGATGGGGTAGTCTAATGGTAGGGCGGGGTGAATCGATAACCCGGGCCTGCTCGGACCGTGGCAAGTTAGACGTAAATCCTATAGGTTGCGACAAGGACCTCGACCAAGCAATTGGTCAAAACTGGGCTGGTACCCTGGGAGTATGCCGAGAGGATAAATCTAGAAAGGTTAGAAATGACTGTCAATATTGAGGGCTCTGCGTTGAGTATCCCTGAGTCACTTGACTCGCTTAAAGAAACGCCTTTGGTCATGCACCGTATTTGGTTTCGATTGCACTCCGTTGAAGAATGGTATGCAGTTATGAAGGAAGCTAGGGCAATGTTTGGTAAAAACTGGCGCACTCAAAGCAGAGTAAAACGCAGATTAGAACAAACTGCATTGTGGGGAGTTTCATTGCAACCTGTTCTAATTTGGTTTGAAGTGCCAGATCAGACCTTTGCCACATGGGTGGCAGTAAAGCATGCGGTGATTGCCATGCCACCGCCTGGTAAATAATTTTTATGATATTTGGATTTGGAATTCTCGCCACCGCATTACTCTTAAGCGCCGTAGCTGCCTGGTACTCAGTGGCTGGCCTTACTGCTATATTTTCAGCGGCTGTATTGCCGGTGATCATCATGGGCGGTTCACTAGAACTGGGCAAAATTGTTGCCACAGTGTGGTTGCACAACAACTGGAAACGTGCCGGCATTGTGTTCAAACTGTATTTGATACCAGCCATAGCATTCTTAATGATACTGACCAGTATGGGTATTTTTGGATACCTGTCAAAAGCACATTCAGATCAAAGCCTAGTGTCAGGCGATGTTGTCAGCAAGATAGCAATATATGATGAAAAGATCAAGACCGAAAAAGAGAATATTGAAGCAAACCGTCGGGCACTTAAACAGATGGATGAGGGCGTGGACCAAGTATTGGGCCGCTCAACAACAGAAACGGGTGCCGAAAAAGCTGTGGCTATGCGAAGAGCCCAGCAGAAAGAACGTGCTCGCCTTCAAACTGAAATATCACAGTCGCAAAAGTCTATTGCGGAACTTAACGATGCCCGTGCGCCTATTGCCGCTGAAGTACGCAAGGTCGATGCGGAAGTTGGACCGATAAAATACATTGCAGCCTTGCTGTACGGGGACAATCCTGATGACAATCTGTTAGAACGTGCAGTGCGTTGGATGATCATAATGATTGTGCTGGTGTTTGATCCACTAGCTCTTACACTTATCCTAGCTGCCAACAAACAGTTTGAATGGGCACGACAAGGCACCGGTGGCTTTGTGCATGACGAACCCCGGTACGAGCCAGATGATGGACCACTCACCGAACAACAACTAGAACAGATTCAAGACAGTGTCGAGTCACACAACGATCCACATCCAGTAGGATGGATGTTTAACAGCAAAGAAGATGATCGTCCGTGGAATGAACGTTATCCTTATTTGACTTGGCCTTTTGAACACTTTAAAAATCTCAAGCCCATGGTGTCGAAAACAGAGGATGCTGCCACCCCAGAGGACACAATACCTTGCCACAAGTGTGGTACTATTCTATTAAATGCACCGGGCATTGGACTATTTTGTCCTAATAAAGAGTGTGACGTAATGGATGGGCCATTTAACGATACCGATAAACAAGTAGAAATTATTTTTAATCAGCCATTGCCGGTAGAAGAAATTGAAACATTAGATGTAGACCCTGATGCTGCCGTCAAGGCCTGGAAAGCGGCCAATCCAGACGACACTATCAAAGCACAGCGAACCAAGTTGGCTCGTGGGCAAATTGATCATTTGCCCTGGCAAGAACCCCCAGCAACCACACATGCATTTGGTACAGAATTTCCTGACCAGCCCAACAAAGGTGATACATATTTAAAAGTAGATGCCATACCCAGTCGGTTGTACAAATACAACGGAAAGAGTTGGATACATATTGACAAAGACCATTCAGACAATTACACTTATGACACAGCATACATTGATTATCTCATCGCCAAAATTGACTCAGGTGAGTATGATCCAGATTTGCTGAGTGATTTAGAACAAGAACAAATAGCCGCACGGCTCAACCCTGAAACCAAAATATGAAATTAACTGAAAATCCTGATAGCTGTAGTTTTTGCAACAAGCACAAAGACGCAGTGATCAAACTCATTGTGGGAGAAGACGTTGCAATATGCAATGAATGTGTGGAATTGTGTGAGACCTTGCTGGTAGATGAACCCACAGTCAAAACTACAGAACATGTGTCTCTTGATCCAAGGCTAATTCAAAAACATCTTGATCAGTATGTTATCGGGCAAGATCGAGCCAAGATGGTGTTGGCAGTGGCCATTGCCAATCATTACAAGCGCATACGCAATCCGGACAAAAATACCGAAATTGAAAAAGTCAACATTCTCATGTTAGGCCCTACAGGGTCTGGCAAAACGTTGTTGGCCCGCTCAGTGGCTAGATATTTAGACGTGCCTTTTGTGATTGCTGACGCTACATCTTTAACCGAAGCAGGATATGTAGGCGATGATGTGGAAAGTTTGATTTCGCGCCTGTACACTGCGTCAGGCAACGACATTGATAAAACACAACAGGGCATTGTGTTTGTGGATGAAATAGACAAGGTCAGTCGACGTTCAGAAAGTCAGAGCATCACACGAGATGTATCAGGCGAAGGCGTACAGCAAGCCTTGCTCAAGTTGGTAGAAGGTACCAAGTGCAGAATCACACCCACTGGTGGACGCAAACACCCCAATGGCGAAACTGTAGAAATTGACACCACCAATATTTTGTTTATTGCCGGCGGTGCATTTGTAGGTCTAGATAACATTGTGAAGAACCGTATTCGCGGCACGTCAATCGGATTTCAAGCTGATGTGTCAGTAGACCGACCAGGCGATCTTGATCAAGTAACTCCCGATGACCTAGTTAAATTTGGCATGATTCCGGAGTTTGTGGGACGTTTTCCAAGTTGGGTTGCACTAAACGAACTTGCACTAAAAGATTTAATATCTATCCTGACAGAAATCAAACACAGTTATGTAGATCAGTACAAGTGGTTGTTTGTGCAAGACCAAGTCACTTTAGATTTTGAAAAAACAGCACTAGAACAAGTGGCCAAGAACACTTTAAAAAACAAAACAGGAGCACGTGGCCTTCATAGCGAACTAGAACGTGTGCTACTGCCACACATGTTCAACTTGGCACATTACAAAGAACAAGGAATTGACCAAGTAAAAATCACTGATGACTTGGTAAATACTCCTATAGAATTAAAGGCACCCAATGAGCAAATTGCACGGAAGGTCGGTAATAGTCGCTGACGGCAATGTAGAAAAAGCATTGCGTAAATTCAAGAAAAAAATTCAAACATCAGGTATTCTTAACGACCTGCGTGATCGTGAATTCTACACCAAGCCCACCACTGCTCGCAAACTCAAACGCAGTGCTGCCAAAAATCGCTTGCGCAGACAACTAGCCGAACAAGCACTACCTAAAAAAATGTACTGATGTACATTGAGTTTCGGTTGTCCTCAGACTTAGTTCGAACCAAACTGAATGCATGGGCAGTAAAATACAACATCAAATACCGTACTAAAGTATTCAAATACACCTTGCGGGTTACGTTTGATTCAGACGAATTTTATACACTATTTGCAATGACGTGGGTGCCACACCCAGACCATCCAGAATGGACAACTTACCGCCTGGTAACTGACCTAAATAATAAAATATAGTTTTTCTTCGTGTATAATAAATAACAATGTAGTGCCCATAGTGGGGCTACATTACAAGTCATCTTGCTTATATAAAGGAGAAAACAAATGACAAAAACTCTCACCCTTCGCTCTTTCGACATTCCCTCAATTCACAAATTTGGTATCGGCTTTGATAACATGTTTGATGAACTCATGCGGGTAAGTGCTCAACAATCTAGCACAAACTATCCACCTTACAACATTGTACAAATCAATGAAGACGAGTACATGATTAGTCTTGCTGTGGCTGGATTTGGATTGGATAACCTTTCAGTTACCAAGGACAAAAAGTTCTTGATCATTGAAGGCAAAGAGTATCAGTCTGACAGCGAAAAGATTGTGCCAAACTACCTGCACAAAGGTATCAGCAACAGAGATTTCCGTCGTGAATTCCAGCTTGCGGATCATGTGGAAATCAGCAATGCTCACCTTGAACTTGGTATCCTAAGCGTTTACTTGAAACGTGAAGTGCCCGAAGATGCCAAGCCAAAGACCATTGCGATCACCTACACTTCCTAATATAATAGTGTAAATACAGTGACAGCAATCCTGCTGTCACTGATTGTATAGCAAAGCAAGGAATAGAAATGGCACAGAGCGACACCCGCACACGAATCAAACCATCAGAGGCCGTAAAAGAGCCACCTATGTTTCGCGTGGTTTACTTGAACGACAACGCAACTTCCATGGAGTTTGTGGTCGAAAGTTTAGTTGAATATTTTGAATACACCCCCGAAACCGCAGAACAAATCACCATCGACATTCACGAAGACGGTTCTGCTTGTGTGGCAGTGTTGCCTTACGAAATTGCCGAACAAAAAGGCGTTGAAGTCACAGTTAGTGCTAGAGCACAAAACTATCCGCTCCAGATCAAACTGGAACCCGAAACAACTTAATAATCAACAACCACACGCAGTGGATGATACACATACTGCGACCACGGTGTTTGCCCGCGACCACGACAATTGTTAACATAACGAACACCATCTCGATACTGGTCAACTTTGCCGTGATAGTGACCAAAACACCATGTATCAATTTTGTGTTCGGTGTCCACGTCTAGTGCATTCAGCATGTGCCTGTTGCCCATGGTGTTGAATTTGAGTTTGTCTGCTAAATCAATGTCGTGTGCGATCAATGCAGGCATGGGCACAGTGTGAGTGGCTATGACAATTTTCTTTACGTCTCTATGAGTTTGTAGTTTTTTTACACTGGCTATCAAGTAGTTGGCATCAGTGGTGCTGGCCCGACGTATGGCGTTATAGTTATCGTGCGTGAAGTTATATTTTTCGCACCACCAATCTCTTACTGCTTCGGGATTAATAGTGTTGTCAAAGTCAAATGCCCACCAACCATTTGTGCCCAAAATAGCCACACCATTGATCACTACCACGTTGTCTTGTAGATACACCACATTGGGAATTTGACCAATTCGTTGACTCATTTCTTCATAACTGAATGCAAGATCGTTAAAAAAATCCACATGTTCATCATTACCGTCAACATAAAACACAGCTTGATAACACTTTCCAAGATGCTCGAGTGTTTTGTACAAGGATGCTCGATCTTCACACACATCGCCCAGCACTATACAGTGTGGGCTAGTGGCTCGATTGGTCCAGTCAAATTCACCTTCCCAGGTGCTAATGTGTAAATCAGAAATTAAATCAAAGGCAAGTTGCATGATACATATTTAAAAGGAAATAACAATGAACATAATATTTGGCGACGCCATTAACACTGTATCCAGTGCTCACACTGTTTTGGAACTAGACACATTCAAGATAATGCCATCAGAGCAATTGGTAAAGACCTATTGTGTGATTGACAATTTACCGTTGGCAGAGTTTCCGCGGTTAGAATCTAATAACCATATACATCAACAATTAATAGAACAGTATCAACTACAAAACTGGGAATTCTGTCGTAGCGCATTGCATTCGCTAACAGGCTTTTGGAATGGTGAAATGGACACTTTCTATCAACATTTGTCTGAACGTGTTGATGAATATATCGCCAATCCGCCAGGCGACAAATGGTCTCCAATTCTAATTAAATCTTCGCCACCGGGCTAACCAGAGCAATTTGTACTGTGCAATATTTGCCACATTTTTACAATCTCTTGTCTAGATGCAGGCAACTGATTTGTTGTATTTTTTAATGCTCGTAAGAACATTTTAAAATATGCTCCAGTTTGATGTTTTTTCATCTGCTTGGTTGCATGTTCAAAATTTTGTTTGAACTCGTCAACAACGCAGTTTAAAAATTCGTCACTAAAAAATCTATCTTTGTTGTAGTTACAAATTGTCTGCATCTGTTGATACAACACTAGTTTGTCAGCAGTGCTCCTGGCAGCAATGCATTTCATAACATCAATGATAGCCTGCATCCTTTCTACTGGATCTTGAATGTCATCGTAGCTTTCGTCGATCAGCGGCGAAAATGTTTTGAATCCATATCTGCGTAGATATTTGAGAATACCTGACGTACCCAAGATCATAAAAGGATGCCCACAAGCAATTGGCCGCAGAGTTTTTTCAGTGAGATGCCAGCGTTGATCATCAACTATTGTTTCTAATACTATTTCAAGTCCAGTTTCTAAATAATCTTGACAAGAATAATCAGCACTGGCTGAACTGTCTGTGTTGTTTATTGGAAAGTAATCTTCTAAATTGCGGTTAGAAATTTCAAATGCAGGATTACTAAACTGATGCTGATGATAGTGCTGTTCGTCTATTGGGTTAAACCTCATACGACAATGTTGATTTAAATTGTTGTTGACCACAAGTTCAGCAAACTTCAATCGATATTCTCGGGTGCCTTGCCATGCTCGATTATAAATTAAAAAATCTTGTTGCAAATCACAAGACTTACTGTTGAATTTAGGATCTATTTTAGCATATCGAAACCAGTCTTGCGCAATCAGAGCATGACTCCACCAATAAACTGTAACGGCTCCGTGTTCATCAAACCATGTTACATCAGGACTGTTGAGTTCAGAATGCACCACAATCACACGATCATATTTGTTCAAAGTATTCATTGCAAGTAATCGATATGCATTTATTGGAATGTCTGCGGCGATATTTTGTACTTTTGGAAAATCTTTTGAATTTAACAATTCCTGATCATGACAAAACACATACATTTTGTTGAACCGATCAACTTTGGTCATTTCTGGAGAGTCTGCAAGCATTTTGCAATCTTGCATTTTTTTTGATCCATGTGGAAAATAACGATAAATTAAAACATCATGGTTGCAAACGTCTTGCAAAAAATCGTATAATCTATCTAAAGGAACGCTCATGGCAAAAATTGGTTTTATTGGTATTGGAAAACTTGGGTTGGACTGTGCCGAAGTAATGGCAGAGAAACATCAAGTTTGGGGGTATGATATTTACCCACGAACCAGCGACTTGGTAAAAGTCTGTGGTATTGAAGAACTTGTGGACAACAGTGAATGGATCTTCATTGCAGTACCTACCCCGCATGCAGAAGGATATGACGGGTCAGTGCCATCTAGTCACATGGAACCTCGAGACTTTGGACATGACGCTGTAATTGATGCCATTCACAATGTGAACAAATATGCCAAAAGCAGTAAAAAAATTGTGTTGATAAGCACAGTACTGCCGGGTACCACTCGCAAGAAGTTCGTGCCATTGATTGATGCCAAACATGAGTTTTGTTACAACCCTTATCTAATTGCCATGGGATCGGTCAAGTGGGATATGGCGCACCCAGAAATGGTTATTATTGGCACAGAAGATGGATCTCTTACTGGTGTAGCCGGCGAACTGATTGATTTGTACAAAACCATCATGCAAAACGATCCACGTTATGAAGTAGGTACATGGGACGAATGCGAAGCCATTAAGATTTTTTATAATACTTTTATATCGGCCAAAGTTGGTCTGGTCAACATGATCCAGGACTTTGCATTACGCATTGGCAATATCAATGTGGATGTGGTTACAGATGCACTAGCACGTAGCACCATGCGTATCATGGGACCTAAATACATGACAGCAGGCATGGGCGACGCAGGTGCCTGTCATCCACGTGACAACATTGCACTGCGTTGGTTGGCCAAGGAATACAACATTGGTTACGACTTGTTTGACACAGTTATGCATGCTAGAGAAGTACAAGCCAAAAACTTAGCTATGTTTTTGGTAGACTTGAGTGTGATGAACAATAACTTGCCCATTGTGATTCACGGTAAAGCATACAAACCTGACGTAGAGTATTGCATTGGCAGCTATTCAACGCTGGTAGGACATTACATTGAACAAGAAGGCCGCAAGGTAGTTTATGTTGATCCACTTGCTGATGACAAAACTCATGTGGTTGATAGGGTAGACGAACCAGCGGTATTTTTGTGGGCACACAATCGCAAGATCACGTACGAATACACAGGTGATCAAGCAGAGACTCAAGCATATTGCACAATCATGCCAGGCAGCATTATTGTTGATCCATGGCGCAAACTAGAGTCATCAGACAATGTGGAAGTTGTACACTACGGTAACACACGTGGCTTTTAAATATCACATTGAACGATTTTGGGATGATGAGTTTAAAACATTAGACTACATCCAAGAACCATTCAACGATCCAGCAAGTTTACAACGATGGACTGCACAAGGATACACAAGTAAATTCTGCGGAGGTCTGTGTGACATGCGGCATCGCTTGCCTTCCTGGGCTGGTAAATTTATTGAAATATACAAAATACAAGGATGGAAAGACATTGGACTTGCATTTTATCGCATGAGCACTGACACAGTGATGCCAGTGCATCAAGATTTGTACAAACGCTATATTGAACTTTTCAATCTTCAAGGACAAGAAACTTCAATTCGTCGTGCGTTGTTGTTGTTGGAAGATTGGAAACCAGGACATTATCTTGAAGTAGACGGCCGGCCTTATGTTGACTGGAAAGCTGGAGACACTGTTGAATGGGTGTACGATTTGCCACACATGGCAGCCAACATTGGTCTTGAGGACCGCTATACATTACAAATTACTGGACACGTATGATATCAACTGTTGACGAGTGGAGCCCACTTAAAAAGATTGTGGTAGGCAGTGCTACCGACGCTAACTGGCCTGTGAACGACCCTGTGTTTTCACGAGAATCAGAAAAGACCACCTGGACGGAGACACCGGTGCCACGTGGACCTGTACCACAACGGATAATTGACGAAGCTAACGAAGATTTGGATATCCTAGCAACCACACTAATCAGCCTTGATGTAGAAGTAGTACGTCCGGACCCACTCAATTTTCAAACACATGATGGCATGTACAATTACTGTCCACGTGACCGGTTTTTAGTGTACGGATCAACCATAGTGGATCCTGCTATGATGTATCCTTGCAGAGACATGGAACTGCAATGCTATCACGATATTGTGGATTCTGCTGACGATTACAAGTTTATGCCACGCAACGAAGGCATGACTTTGGATGCTGCCAATGTGTGTCGTCTTGGGGACAAGATGTTGTACTTGGAATCAGCGTCGGGCAACCAAAAAGCCTATCGTTGGCTTTGCGAGCAGTTTCCAGATGTCACAATAGAATTATGCAATTTTTATGCTGGTGTACATATTGATTCAACCATTGTGCCCTTACGTGAAGGCTTGGTAATGTTAAATGGACACAGAGTTGGGTTTGATACTGTGCCCCGAGTGTTTGATGGATGGCATAAAATCTGGGTTAATGATGTTGTGGCTCAGGATTTTTATCAATATCCTTATGCGTCAAAATGGATTGCCATGAACATGTTGGTGGTAGATCCTCACACTGTGATCTGTGATGCTGACCAAACTGAATTGATCAAAACCCTAAAGAGTTACCGATTTGAAGTGATTCCCTTGCGGTTAAGACAAAGCCGCACTCTGGGAGGCGGCTTTCATTGTGTTACGTTGGATCTTGTACGGCAGGCCACTTGAGTGGATCGTATTTTTCATAAAATCCTTTGGCTGTAAACCACGGTTCGGGCACAGTGTCACATGGATGTTGGTGATCATCACACGTTAACACTTTTGCTTTGGCAAATCCGTAGTTATTGATTGCGTTTCTTTTTTCCACAAACTCAATAACATTTTTCAATACCGATTCATCACCATGATAATATCCATGAGTGGCAGATCCATCTGGATGAAAAATCACGTAGTCTTCAGGATGTGACTCGTGCATTTCAAACCCACCAGCTAATTCCATTACATTGTTAGGGGTAAACTTTGTGACCCGAGCTAACACCGACTCGGGCCGACATTCTGTAGCCACGCTATAATACGATTCGTGAAATACCTTCATTGTATTAGGGAGCAACGTATCCTGAATCACCTGGCTCGGCTTCTTCTACTAATCTACAATAAATTTGTAATGGGCTTAGATTTTGTTCTCGCCATTTTACCCATTCAAGAGCTTTTTCTTTGTCAGTTTGATAAAATCCCAATAATGTAGTACCATCGCTATTTTTTTTAAGATAATCAAGTGGATGTGGATCCATAGAGAACAGATTTAATGTCTGTGCTGCCTCCTGAATTTTTGCTAACACTACTTCGTCTGCTCCTCTTGTTTTTCCAAGAGCATGAAATTCCTCAATGGTATCTGGGTAAACTAACGCTGCTTCCCATTTAGATTCGATCCAATATTTCATATTTTAACCTTTCAAAAGAATTGACACAATTGTCTAAATCTTGTATAATATACTTATGACACACACATCTAGATTTGGATTTTGTTGCAAATGGCTCAATGATCCCGGGGAAACTGGGGGCATGAAAGTCAATGCTGTGGACCGTGATATAAACGGAAGATCAACTACCATGCGCTGGCTTCGTGAGCATGCTGCCGAAGCTGACCAGCGTCAGTGGGACATCATGAACCATAACGCTGCCGCGGCTCTAAAAATGGTTGAACGTGTGGGTGCATTGGAGCCAGAACGCAGAATGGTGCGACTGGGTTCGGAAATGTTACAGGGTTACACAGAACCCTCTTGGATAGATTGGTGGCAACGACGTGAAATTCAAGATCATTGCGAACGCATATTTGCGCCGGTTGGCGACACTGCTCGGCGTTTGGGCGTTCGGCTTTCCTTCCATCCAGGACAATTTTGTGTGCTGGCAAGCGAATCGGATGAAATCGTTGAACGATCCATACTGGAATTCGAGTATCATGCAGATATGGCCCGGTGGATGGGGTATGGAAACACGTATCACGATCACGGATTTAAGATTAACGTACACTTATCGGGCAAGGGCGGCCCTGCGAAGTTTCTGCGAACCCTAGGCAGATTGTCTCCAGAGGCTCGCAACCTCATAACTATAGAAAATGACGAACTTACAAATGGACTTGACGTTACTCTTGCCGTGGCTGATCATGTGGCTCTTGTGCTGGATATCCATCACCACTGGATCAACACCGGCGAATACATCCAACCTACGGACCCACGTGCGCAACGGGTTATTGAGTCTTGGCGTGGTGTTCGTCCTGCACTACATTACAGTGTTAGTCGTGAAGACTGCCTTGTTGCCCACTCTAGTAGAGTAAAACCTGACTTGAATGCGCTGTTGGCACAGGGCCACAAAAAACAAAAGCTACGAGCACATTCTGATTTCATGTGGAATGTTGCTGTGAATGAATGGGCCATGACTTTTGCAGATCAGTGGGACATTCAGGTAGAAGCCAAAGGCAAAAACTTGGCCCGCGATCAATTGTATCAGCAATGGCTGTATTCTCGATGAATAACATTTTAATTGGCATATTTGAATGGATCAAGAGTGATTACAAAACCCACCCTGTTAGGTTTGTCATGGAAGTACTGGCTTGGGCTATCAGTATTGGTTGTAGTATTACAATGGCGGCCACTTTACCAAATCCACCCTTCTTTGTGCTTTACCCTGTGTGGATTACTGGTTGCGCTGTCTATGCCTGGTCTGCTTGGACTCGCAGAAGTTTTGGGATGTTGGCTAACTACATTCTGCTCACGACTATTGACACCATTGCGTTGATACGAATGTTGATGCTGTAACAAAATTGTAACAGATTTCTCCGTAAATACT